ATTATAAATTGGTTAGAAATTCAAAGGGAGAAACATGGCTAACGAAGTTCCAGGTTGGAGAAGATGGATATCAGAAAAGCTTAACCCTGCACAGCCTTCGTTAGCTGCCGCAGAGCCTTATGCTAGTCCAGAAACTATTCTTGATTATGAACAAGCATATCGAGAAGTTGAAGTAGTTAATCGTTCTATAGAACTTATAATTAACGCTTTAATAGAAGTTCCAATTATTGTAGAAGGTGGCGGAGCTGTTAAAAAGATAGATAAGCTTTTAAATCGTTCTCCTAATCCTTTTGAGGATAGAGTAAAATTATTTCGTCGTGCATTTTTAGACTATTTATTAGACGGCAATGCTTTCTTTTATTATGATCGTACAAACCTTTACGTATTACCGGCTAATGATATGGAAATAAAGCCTGATAATAAAACTTTTATTTCACACTATAACTTTTTGGTTAGAAATATGCAGCAGTCTTCTGTATATGGATATGGAAAGCAAACTACAAGACAAGAATCATCTTTAAAATTTGATACAGATGAAATTATTCATATAAAATCTGATAACGAAGATAGTATCTATCGTGGTGCTCCTAAACTAAAATCAGTAAAAAGACTTGTAGAGCTTTATTATTATTTAATTAATTTTCAGCGTCAATTCTTTAAGAACAATGGTATTCCAGGAATTGTACTTGAAACAGAATCTGTTCTAAGCCCAAAAGTTAAAGACAGATTATTAGAACAATGGAGACAAAGTTATTCTACCTTATATGGTGGAGCTAGAAATCCTGCTATTTTAGACGGTGGGTTAAAACTAAGTCCTTTTGGTCAAATTAAATTCTCTGAATTAGATTTTGAAGCTTCTGTAGAACGAGTTCAACAAGATATAGCAAAAGCTCTTGGTGTCCCATACGTTCTACTAAAGTCAGGAAATAACGCTAATATTTCTGCAAACCAAGTTTTATTTTATAATCATACGGTTATGCCAATTCTTGAGCAGTTTTGTAGTGCATTTTCTCACTTCTTTAACTCAGATATTATTATTCGCCCTGATAGAGCGGCTGTTTCTGCTCTCAGAGCTGATGAAAAAACACAAGCTATGTACTATTCTTCGTTAGTAAATACTGGTATTATTACACCTAATGAAGCTAGAGTAGGGCTTAGATTTGATAATCGTGAAGATTGTGATGAGATTAGAATACCACAAAATATTACAGGAAGTGCTGTAGACCCCTCTCAAGGCGGAAGACCTGCTGAGAGTGATCAGAATACTGCACCAGATCCTAATCAAGGGGATAACCAAAATGGATAAAATGTTTCATGTTTATAGTCCATTGACTGTTGAGAAAGGTGCTGGTAAAAAGAAGAAAGGTCTAAGAATTGCTGGATACGCTAATACGACTGATAAAGATCGTTCAGGCGATATTATAACAGCAAACGCTTGGGCTAAAGGCGTTGATTACTATCGTAAAAACCCTGTTCTTTTATACCAACACGATCATGGCAAGCCAATTGGACGAGTAGAAAAGATTTCTGTAGATCGTAAGGGCATCTTTGTTGAAGCCTATGTTAGTGACGCTGCAGAAAAACTTCATGGCGTACAAACTCTCATAAGCGACGGAGCTTTAAAGAGTTTTTCTGTCGGATTCCGCGTAAAAGACGGACGTTATGATAGAAATACTGATACAACAATGATTACAGACGTTGAACTTCATGAAATCAGTGTTGTTTCTGTACCTTGTAACCAAGAAAGTTTATTTAGCGTTAGAAAAAGTTTTGAATCTAACGATGAATATGAGTCTTTTAAGAAGAATCTAAAGGAAGCTTCTGAGAAAGACGAAATCAAGATGATGAATGGAATCTATGTAGGAATTACAGGTAGTAAAGAAGGACATTATCATACAATTGAAATGGATGATAGTGGAAACGGTGTTACTACCTATACTTCACATGGACTAAAACATTATCATAAAATAGTGAATTACCGAGTTGAAGAAGCAGAAGGGCACTCTCACGAGATAGTGTTCTTAGTGCAGCCTTCTAACAATGTTGATTCACCTAATAATTCAGAAGATGAGGATGAACGTCCAATGTCTCCCAGCGAACGTGAGGCTACTGGAGGAAATAAAAATCCAAATTATTCTTCTGTTATTCTATATTCTGAATCAGAGGAGAACACAATGACAAAGGAAATCGAACCAGAAGTTATTGCCGAAGCTGAAGAAGAAAAGGAAGTTATTAAGGAAGTCAATCTTGATGAAGATGTAACCATTGAGAAACTATCTGAAGAAGATGATGATGATATTGATTTATCCTCTGATCCTTATGTACCAATTCCTTTTGTTAATCTTCTTAGTGCAGAAACCGCACAAATTAAAAATGGAGCTTTTATTCAGCACGAAGGCAAAAGATATTCAGTAACTAAAATTGCTACTGCCCAAAACCCTATTTTTCAATTTTTAGAAGTTGACTTAAACGGTAAATCATTAGATAATACTCTTACAATTCCTGCTGAAAATTTATCAGTAGCGAATTTCTGGGATATCGGGTCACAGTATGATCTTGAAGCAACATCTACAGAATTTAAAAGTTTAACTGATGCAGAGCGTCAGGCAATTAAAGAAGACTATAGTTCTTTAATTACTGTAACTGAACAAGAGCTTTATGCAGTAAAAGACAAAGAGGCTGTTAAAAATAGCGAACTTTTACAGGAAAAGCTTAATAAAACAATTAACTTAACCACTACACCATCATCAGAATGGAACGACACTAACTACCACATTGCAAAAATGATGACTAATAACATTAAAAAGCTTATGAGTATTGACTGCGAAGATGGCGAAGAGACTTACAAGAATCTAGCCTTATTAGTAAACGGTCATAAGACTACTAAGACTATAAAGGAGAATGAAACAATGGCAACCGAAAATGCAGGTGATCCAATTGTACTAGAGACTGAAAAGAAGGCTGCCCCTACAACTGAAACAGTTGTAGAAAAGGCCGAAGTCTCTTCAGTCAAGGTTGGAGACAATATGACAGAGAAGCTAGTTGAAAAGGCTGGCGATACTGTAATGAAAGAAGCTGACCAGATTGACCGTAAGGGAGAATCTGATCGTCAGACACGCGAAGATCTAGCTGAACTTAAGGCTCAGATCTCAAAATATAAGGACGAGATTAAGGCAATCTCTGAGAGCAAGCATGTTTATCAGGCAGAGCGTTCTGCCTCACGCTACTCAGAAAAGGAAATGGCTAACGCTTTCCTCCTTGCTAAGGCTCTTAATCGTCGTGACCCATTTGATACCAAGCTTGGTAATCAGATTAAGGCAGTCACTTCAGTTGATCAGTTCCTCAGCAACTTCTCAACAAATATTTACGAAGAAATGGAGCAGCAGCTAGTTATAGCTCCAATGTTTGACCGTATTCAGGTCGATGCTAAGACATTCCGTGTCCCCGTTGCAAACGAAGACACAGATGATTTCGTAGCACAGTTTGCTTCCGGCACCTATGCTACTGGCATCGCTGATGCAACAAATGTTCCAACTTCAAACCAGAACGCAATTAGCTCTGTGGACTTTACTCCACACAAGTTCATGGTTACAACACATCTTGCTAAGGATGAAGAAGAAGATACAATTCTTCCTCTAATCGACTTCCTCCGTCGTGCAGCAACACGTCGCCTTTCACGTTCAATTGATAAGGCAATCCTTCGTGGTACAGGTGCCCTATCAGGCTTCACTGCTAACCCAGCTACAACTGCTACTTATGCATCAGTTGTTAAGGGTATTACCACAATGGTTAACCAGGTTGCTGCAAACGGTCTTACCGTTCGCACCGCCGATGGCGATACAAAGGCTTCTGCCGCAAATATTGCTTCAGCCCGTGCTCTAATGGGTAAGTATGGTCTACAGCTTGGTGATCATCTCGTATACCTTACAACAATCGAAGGTTACAACGAGCTAGTCACAACCTCCGACTTCCGCACTGTCGATAAGTTCGGACCAAACGCCACATACCTCACAGGTTCAGTTGGCGCCATCTATGGTATCCCAGTGGTCATCACTGAGTTCCTAGACAACGTTGGTTCTAACTCAGCCGATATTGGTGCTCTAGTCTACAAGCCCGGCTTCATGATTGCAGAGCGTCGTGGAATCGAGATCGAGAGCGAGTATGAGCCCCGTCAGCAGGTCACAGCGATGTATATGAGCACACGCTTTGACTTCAAGGCTCTCTCAACTGTCGGTAGCGGTGCTAACGTCTCAACAACATACAGCTACGCTTCTACAATCAGAACACTTGCCTAATTAATTAGGTAACAACTGATAACCTGAGATAGGAGAGGGAGGTAGGTTCACCTGCCTCCCTTTCTTACTATAAAGATAAGGAGTTATTAAATGCTTAATGAAATTATGCACATTGACGACGAAGCCGAGGCTCGTAGAATTTTAATGAAACTTGGTAATGGTCTTACTCAAGTTGATTCTTATATTGCAGAGTGGAAAGTTGCTAAGGCACCAAAACCCGCTCCAAAACCCGAGCCTATTAAACAAAAAGTTGTTACATCAACTACTACAGAAAAAGAAGTAACAGCTCCTGTAAAGCCTAAATCTACTATTGTTACAAAATAAGGGGGTTAATAAATGTCTAGCAATTATGGTAAATATCCATATGTTTCTTTAGCACAAATAAAGAACTATTTAAACATAACAAGTATAAACGAAGATGCTAGACTCAGCAATCTTATTTCTTTTGCTTGTGGTGCTGTTGAGAACTATATAGGACATGAAGTATTAAGTAATTCTTATTCGGAAGTATTTGATGGTGGAAAAGCCTCTGTTTTCGTATCTCGTTTACCTTTACAGAATGTTCACTCTATTTCTGAGTATGATGGTACTGCATATCGAAGATTAAACAATCCACAATCAGACGGATCTTCCGTAACAAGAATAAACTCTAATAAAGTATTATCAAGCAGCGGAGGACCTGTACTTAAGAGTAGATATAAAAAGTTCGGGGACTCCTCTGCATTTTTTAATGGATCAAATGATTATTTATATAGTGCTGATTCAAATGACTGGTTTTTTGGAGACTCAAATTTTACTATAGATATGCAAGTAAGAGCTAATTCTTACTCTGCTAACTCTATATTTATATCACAAGCTGCGGATGCTGATAACCTCTGGTCGCTTGGGTATGATACAACTAATGGCTATACGTTTAGAGCTGTATCAGGAGGAACAGAGATAGCTAATGTTACTCATGCTGCTACAACTGGTTATTCTGCCAATACTTTTTATCATGTAGAGGTAGTTCGATCAGGCTCTTCTTGGGCTATATATAGAAATGGCACTTCTTTAGGTACACAAAATACATCAAATGTGATGCCCGATATTTCCGCTCCTCTTGAAATTGCAAGACAAAATGTTCCTTCAAGTTATCAATATTTTAATGGATTTATGGATGAGATTAGAATTTCTCATGCTGCTAGACATACTGCTGCTTTTACTGCTCCTTCTTATCAACATGCTACGGATGATAGTACTGTTTTACTAATTCATTTTGATGGCACTGATAACACTGCAACATTCCAAGATGATCATGCTACTGTTGAACAATTCCTATTTTATCCTGAGACTGGTGAGATAACTAAAAATATTGGTGATGGAACAGGAGATTTTGGGTTAACTATTGTAGGAGCTTCTAAGTTTAGAAATTATCCTCGTGGAGTTCGTGTAGCATATAAATCTGGATATGAATCAGGCAACATTCCTAATGATTTATTAATGGCTACTATGGACTATGTTAAAATGCTACATAAAGATCGTCAAGAATCACAAAGTTTTACTTTCCAAGGTGAGAATGTTCAAGATAGACAGCTAAGTTCTAACTTTCCACCACATATTCGTCGTATTTTAGATTTATATAGAGTGATTATTTAATGGCATCAGTATCTACTCAAGTTTATATTAAGTTCCAAAATAAAAAATTTACTATTCCTCAATTTTTAGCCTTTAGACAAAGAGTTGGTACTTTACGTGGTCGGGTTGGTTCTAAAAGCTTAACCAAAACATTATCTAATTCTTATAAATTCTATTCTGATGCTGTTGATTTACTTATTGCTAAAAGTGTTGGCGCTTCTCAAGTTGGAGCTATTGCTGGTAGAGGGTTCCAGGCAGACTTTATAGATATAGATGGTTTATCAGAAGCTAAAAGTATTACTACAAGAATTAGCGATACAGGAGAAATATCTGCAAATAAAATTACTCTTGGTAGTATAAATGTTAGAAGAATTACAGATATTGCCCAAGAGGGAGTAATTAAGTTGCCTTCTGGACAATTAAGACAAGCTACAGAAGAGTTTGCTTTATCAGGAAAACAACAAGATAGATTTGCTAATAAGTTAATAGGGCTTTCTAGACCCGCAAGAAAAAAGTGGCTAAACGATACTTCAAGGAGAAATACCCCTTACGGAAGAGCGGCAAAACAAATCATAACTAATATACAAGCAAAAGCTAGTAAAATTTATGTGAGTACCCCTACTTTATCTGGAGGTGCTCAAATTAGGCAAATTGGTTGGACTTGGCAAGATATTTTAAAAAACCCTAAAGCTAATATTGTTTCTAAAGGAAAAGATTCGATTGATGTTGAATTTAGTGAGGAATTAGTTACAAAAGTTTTAAACGAGACTACACAAACTAAGGAGTTTATTAGCTTAAATAATAACCTTGTAAAAGAGATCGAAAATATTTTAAATCAAGGTCTTTTTTCAGAAGAAACTTTTCGAGAATTAGCAAAAATAGATTTTGATTTTAAAAAGTTAATTTCTTGGGAAAAAGGGTCTATTAGAGTTTATACCGCTAAAATTAAAGAAAGTAGTAGACAAGATAAAAAAGATTCTAGGTTAAAAGCTATTTCAGACGCTCAACTAACTGCGTTAGTACAAAGAGAAACAGAGCGCCGTATGCCTAAAGGACCTGAAAGAGGTCCTCCTTTAAGTCCTACTGTACTAACGTACAGATCTGGTCAATTTGTAGAATCTATTAAAGTTATACAAAATTTTAGGCAACAACTTATAACATATTATTACGCCCCTAATTATCGTGTTCATGAAAAACGAGGAGCAAGAGCGCCTAGGTTTTTACTACAAGGATCTATAAGAGATACTGTTAAGGCAGTATACGGAACTCGTTTTAGAATCGTAAGAGGTTTTTAAACTGGGCACGAATCTATTTTGAGAATTTAAGATTTGCTTTATAAAAATCAATTTGCTATACTATGAAAAGGTAGAAAATTAAATGGCGTTAAGTCGAAGAAAAGAGATTACTGAATTACTAGTATCTGAGTTAAAAAAGATAAATGGTAGTGTTTCTACATTTGACGCCTCTTATACATATAATTTAAATATTTCTAATAATTGTTTTCGTCGCATGAAATTTTTAGACGAAATTAACGATTTTCCTACAGTATGTGTAAATGCAGGCGCTGAAGCTAGAGTTTACGATACAGCAGGATTAACTACTGGAGAGCTAAACATCACTATAAGGTCCTATGTTAGAGCAGAAAACCCTATAATCACAGCAGAAAGTCTCGCAGATGATATAGAGCATGTTGTTTATAACTTAGGAGATAGATCAGATATTGGAATACTGGATATGACTATAGAAGGTGTTTCTACAGATGAAGGTTTAGTAGCTCCCTTTGGGATTTTGGAAATTGATATTTTAGCAAGATACCAATTAAATATATAAAGGAGTTAAAATAAATGACTGCCCAACTTAACCTACAAAGAAACACTAAGGTGTTTATTTCCACCGTTGATTTATCAAACGGTGCGGCAGTTACTGCTATGAAACCAGCTAATACTTGGCAAGTAGAAATTCTTGCCGGTTATGCAGTTTCACAGTCAGCTGCTACTCAGGACATTACCTCTCTAGAAAGCGGTACTGCACCTGATCGTTCACAACAAAGATTTAATACTGCCCTTAACCCAGTTGATTGGAACTTCCAAGCATACTTAAAGCCAACAGGTATGCAAAAAACAGCTGGTGCATCCGATAAACACGCTTCTGGTAACTCAATGCCAGTAGCTGACTGGTTTATGTGGCAAGCAATGATGAGTAGTACTTCTTGGGCTTCTGGTGCTGAAATCAGAAGCGCTTGGGAGGATGATGGTAAATTTTCTCTAGCAGGTCGTACTGCTGGTTCGAACGTATTTGCTCATACCTCAAACTTCTCCACTGCCTCTGAGTATCATCTATATGTTAAAATGGATAACGTTGTTTATCAAGTTTCTAACGCAACTGTTAACCAAGGTTCAATTGATGCTGCTATTGATGGTATTGCTACTACAACATGGACAGGTTTTGGTACAAACCTAGTAGAACTACGTTCTGATGCAAGAGATAGGGCTATCTCTGTGTTTGGTGGTACACTAAATGATGGTTCATCTATTACCGCTAACTCAAATGCATATGAAACGACTGCAGAAGCTTCATATCATCCTTGGAACTCTTACAACGTTTCTGGATCAATTTCTTCTGCAAGCTTTATTAAGAATAGACTTTCAACTATTGAAATCAAGCACGCACCAAGTGCTACTGAAGCGGGTGTAACATTCACCTTCCCAGTTACAGCACTAAGTTTTGACTACAACAACAATATTACTTATCTAACACCAGAAGAACTAGCTTCTCTTAATGCTCCTATTGGACAGTTTGCAGGGGCTCGTGCAATTTCCGGCTCACTTAGCGCCTATTTACGTTCTGGTACAGATAATACCGCACAGTTCCTTAAGCAGGTTGTGGAAGATTCACGTACATCATCTTCTGCTACATCAAATGCAAACCTGGTTATTGGTGGCGCAACTGCACCTTATGTTGCACTAAACCTACCATCTGTGCAGTTTGAGCTTCCATCTCACTCAATTGATGACGTGATTGGAGTCTCTGTTAACTTCCTCGCACAAGAAACCGCAAAAGGTACTGGCGATGAGCTAACAATCATTGTAGCAAAGTAAGTTAAATGAGCTTGAGGGGGCTTAATTTAATTTTAGGTGGGTGCTCACTGTTAACAAACGTCAAACTTGCCCCCTCAGTTTGACAGGCGTTGAAAACGGCAGTGAGCACCCTTTTTATTATAGAGGGGAAAACCAAAAAATGAGTTTAATTTCAAATTTAATCGCTAAGGAAACTGTTATTGACGTAGAGTTTCCAGATATTGAAGGATTTATCGTAAAGCTAGTATATCTTGGTCGTGATGACCTTATGAAGATTCGTAATACTAGTCTTACATATAAGTTTAATAAGCGCACTCGTCAGCGTGAGGAAGAAATTGATAACGATAAGTTTATCGAAGAGTATTCACGCAGAGCAATTAAGGGTTGGGAGGGGTTAAAAGTTAAGTCACTACCAAAGCTTCTCCCTGTAGATATTAGTTCTATGGATCCAAATGAGGATGTTCCTTATTCAGAGGAAGATGCTCTTGACCTGCTAAAAAACTCTACTGTTTTTGATCAATTTGTAACAGATGCTATGAATGATTATGAGCAGTTTTCTATCGCTAAGAAAGAGTCTGACGTAAAAAACTCCAGAAGTACCTCCGCCACAACTTCCAAGCGGGAGGGATGACACAAGAGCAATATTTGCTAATGTGTGACCAGATGGGTTGGGATCCTGACCCTAATGAAATGCCGGCAGAGGTACAAGACTTAAGTTACGAAGCGCAACAAGCACTAAGACTATTTAACGCGTTACCTGACAAAATAGAGGGTATGAATGGAGTTTGGTTAGGTAAAGATTACGCAGG